AAAAACTTGTCTGCTATTTTGTCAGCGGTTGCCTCGTTGCCAACATTCCAATCAAAATATTTCATTGCTCGTTTTCCGTATTGTTTTATTGACGCGTCATCTTCATAAAGTTTGTAGATCTGATTAACTCCAGTTTCACCATTCCAAAATAACATTGTATTCCTTATCTTTTCTAAACTTCTTGATACCGTTACGCTTGAAAAATGTTTTCCGAATATAAATGTATGGTCTGGCGTGTCTGCTTTTTTCTTGAAATAAACCCTCCCGATCTCATTAACATACCAATACCACCCTACTGGCGACATATTCTTAATTTTATTAATCGCCTCCTTGTAAGTTGTCATCTCAAACATATATTGTCCTACCGTTCCTGTTAATTCTATTGACTTATCTGTATAGCTTAGTTTCGGGTTGTCGGTTTCAGATATATATTTATCCATTAAGTTCCTAAACATTGTGCTAAAATCTGTATCCGTTCCATAATCAAAGGTAGTTGTTTTGGTTGCGCTGTCGCGCCAAATATCTAATTCAAGTTTTGTATAATGTCCAAGAACAGAAATGCTAATTGTTTCTTTTTTTCCGTTTATGTATGGTTCTATTAAAGATATGTACCCTTTATAAATAGTTCTATACCCTCCCGCATCGCTTATAGTATCTTTATCCGATATTAAAATCTCAATGTCGTTCCCGAGCAACAGATCCTCTCCAGCGTAATCAAACTTTTCTCCTAAGATTATTATGCACTCTCCAAACCCTCCGTTTATTTCTTTTTCAAAACTTTTGAAAGACGCTTTTTTCCAAGTTGTAATAAACTCGCCAGTAGGTCTATAAACTTTAATAAGTATTTGCTTTTTCATAAATAAGTTTTGTAATATTCAACGGTCATTTTCACGCTACCCGATGACGGTTCGCCACCAAATCTTATTTTAAACGCAAGGTCTTTTGTCGGCTCGTCTGTCCAAGTAGCCTCAGCGTCATCACTATAAGCAGAATTACCTTTTGTGTATGTGGCATTTGTGCTTCCCAAATATCCTATTGAGTAATAATTTGATGCGTCAACTCCCGTTGCGTTAAATACAATCCAATATTTCGTGTTTGCTTCAAGGGTATATAAACTTGAAGCGTATTCTGTTATCCAAGCTGATGTCAGCCCGACATCAGCAGGCGCTATGTTTATGGTCGCGCCCGTAACTACTGATCCAGACGGTTCGCCTCCGTTGTCAGTTTGAATCTCTGCAACTAAATCTCCCGTTGGCGTTCCAGTTTTATTTACAATTACACTTATACCTTTAAATGTTTCATCTCTATTTGGCACTTCAAAACCTTGAGCTTTATATTTTGATGTGTCACTAATATTCGTACTTAGAGCAATATCGGCTGGATCAAAGTCCACTTCTTGACAGATAATTCCACCTGAAGTTAGTTCAAAATTATTTGTTCCGATTTTAAAATTAGGAAATATTCCATAAAAATCAATTTCTTTTTCTCCTACAATGGGTTGATCCCATATAACTTCTTTTTCATCACATAGTATTTTTAGCGTATCCGTTCCCCAAACTTCATTTAAATTAATTGTTATTTTTTCTCCATTATCCAAATTTTCAAGTTGTAGTCCTTTCGCTCCACCAGGGTACGATGAACCCTCTAATGTTATTTGTGGTTTCGCGCCCTTGCTTCCAAGCATAATAAAGCTATCAGTCGCTGGCGACGCTACTGATATTACTTTTTCATCTAATGCCTTTGTTGTTGTGGTGTCTTTACCCTCACCGCTTGCTACTAAAAATTCAGCTGTCCAAGGCACAAAAAGAAGGTTATAAAAATCTCGGTTAAAACCGTGTCTTAAGCAAGTTGCTACATATCGCCTCGTTTCACTATTCCAAGATATATCAAGGTTCTTTTCTAATCTGCTAAAAAGTTCTTTAAAGCTATCAATTTTACTTTCAAGATCCGCTTCGGAAGTTCCGACAAGTATTCCTTGTAATAGAATCATCTTCTTGCCGTACTTTTCGCTTACTAAAATATTGCCATCTTCTCTAATTAAATTAAACAAATCCAAAATCCTTTCAGGCGCTGATTCGTGCTTGATAAACCTCGGTATGTAAGTTGTATTTAATATTTCTGTGCTATCAAATTTTATGCTGGCCATAAATTTATTGTCCTGAAAATTGTTTAAGTTCCGCAGCCCGATTTATTGCAACCATAATCTGTTGCATAAGCGCTTCTCTATCTGATACCTCACCCTCAAAATTAAAGTTAAAAATGTTATCTACAACTCCAGTTTCCCAGCCTCTAACTCCAGCTTGCTCGGTGGCAGCTTTATCAAAAAATCCAGGGGCAGTAATTTTTCCTGTCTGGACTACTCCAGCTTGTTCAAGTTCCATTAGTTGCCTATCCATTTCCCGTTTTTTCTCTATTCCTTGATTGCGTATTTCCGCAAGTTCTTTTTGGTGTTTTTCTTTTAATACCGCAAGTTCATCTTTTGCAATTTCATCTTGAACGCTTATACCCTCTTTTCCTATTCTACTTAATATTGCTAACTCCTGTTTTTTTTCTTTTTCAAGGTCTGTGATCCTGTCACGCCAACCTCTTTGTTTTGATTTTCTTTCATCTGCTATGCTTTCGTCTATGGTGTCAATCTTATCTTTTGTATTGCGCGCCATTTGGCTTAGATTTTCATTGTAGCTTTCCTCAGCTTCACCTAATTGCTCTTTTACATCCTTGCTCAAGTCATCAAGTTCTTTTCTTAGATCCCTAACGGCTTCTGTTTGTTTTTCAAACTGATTGACGATTGATTTTGCCATTGTTTCAAAAGCATTTGCGGTTTTCTCAGCAGTTTCTTCACTCGCATCGCCTAATTCCTCGGTTATCGGTTTTCCAGCCTTCATAAGCGCTAATGCCTCCTCGTATGCTTTCGTTCCATTGGTTAAATTTACGCGAGATTTTTCACTTTTTCTTGCCAATATATCAAGCCAAGTTGATCTATCTCTTGACGCTTGATTGATTTCTCTAATAATTTTCAAATGTTTTTCCTCAAATTCCTTTCCCGCTTTATCTTTATATAGCCATAGTTGGAATTTTTCCCATCCTATTTTTAAGCTATCCCACACATCAAGAATAGTATCTCCTACCTCTAAATATCCCAGCGTTAACTTGCTTAATATGTTGTAAAATCCAACCGCAGCATCTCCGCTTTCACTAAATCCTTCAATCATTACGGTAAATGCTTCTGTTAAGGGACCTGTTGCCATTAGAACCGCCATTCCCATTTCTTCTTTTAAATCACCCCAAGCATTCTTAAATTGCGTGACTTGTCCAGCGTAAGTATCGCCCATTGCTTTTGCTATTCCTTGGTAATTCTTATCTAACGCATTTAAAATTAACATTAACTTTTCGTTTCCCGTTGCCAAATCTATTGTCTTTTTTTCGCTGTCTGTCATTACAACACCATATCTTGTCAATGCGCCCGCGCCTAATGTAATTGCTCTACCTAAAGCTAAAGCTATTGCTTTAAGGTCTTGAGTTTCGCCAGTCGCGGATTCCGTTCCAGCAGCCATATCTAATAATCTTATCGTTGACTCTTTGATCTGATCGGAAGTCATTTGAAAAGTTCCGAGTACACCCATAGCTCCTATTATCTGTTCATCACCGTATGTTGTTACTTTTTGCAACGCTCCAGCGTAATCTGTTAATTCTTTTATTTGTTCTTTGGTTGCGCCGACAGATTGTTTTAGTGAAGCAGCTAATCTCATTTCCATTAATTCTTGAATCTCCGCAGCTTTTGTCGCACTCCCTAAAAGCTGTGTAATTTTTCTAAAAGCAAGTAAACCCACCATAGCGCCAGCGAGTTTTTTTAATGATCCTGAAAGCGAGCCAGCTTGTCTATCAAATCCTTTTGCGCTCTTAGTAACAGCTTTAAATGCCTTGCTTGCTTTATCCTCAGCTATAATTTTTACACCAACTTTTTGTTCCATTTTAATGTTTTATTTACTATGCCCTTAATGAGCATTATGTTTTCAATAAATGATGACGGCTGGTTCATTAGTTCTTGATAAGTCCAACCAAATTCTTTGCAGAGCAAATATTCTACATATTCGGGAGGGCATTTTTTTGAAACGCCCTGTAAAAAAAATACCAAAGATTTACTTAACTCTTTTTTTTTAAGTTAAACTTCCTTGATATTTTTGTTACTTCCGCGCTTATTGTCAAGATAACTTTCGGCGACAATTTTTCAACAACTTCTTTTGTTATCTTTAATACCTTTTCGTTGTCATCTGTTAAGTTCCAGCTAAAGATAAGTTTCTGTACCAAAAACTTACCTTTTTCTAAGTCGTCTTTTATGTCAACATATTCCAACCACTCAAACCAGCTAAGCTCGGTTTTTAATTCTATAACTAAATCCGTCTTAGGTATTTTTACCTTGATTGTTTTAATCAGTTCTGATAATTTCATTTTGTTTATTCGTAATCAGTTCCTATTACTCGGTTGACAAGTTCTACCGTCATTGCTTTTGCGTCACTCGTATCGTACAGAATTTCAAAGGTTTGATTGTCAAAGATATATGCTCCAACTTCAAGCGGTTCTTCATTCGTTATAAGTTTTACCTTATAGAATCTCCAAGTCAATGTTTCAACTCCAATTCCAATCGCCTTGCCAGTAGCAATAATAGTTATAGCTTGCTTAACCCTGTTGAGCCAATCAAGATGTTGTACTTCGCTTTCCATTAATCTTGAAATTGTTATTTCGCCCTCTTTAGTCTGCGGTAATAGTTGAATCGGATCCATTGATCCCGAAGCTGGCGCGCTTAATAAGTTCGCAAGTTTATTCCAAACCAAGCTGTATGTCGGGATTGCTGTTGCTTTTGCACCTGCGCTGATTGTAGCAGCGGTTTCGTCTGCGCCTACACCTACAAGTGTATTCCCTAAGAAAAGAGGTTCAATAAGGTTTGCGTAAGAAGGAGTTTGCTTTTTTAGTCTTACTGGATCGCCAATGCTTGCTGTTACGGTTGCTGATGTAAATGTTACGGTTACGCCGTCAGGATCAACAGTTAAAACGGTTAAGTCCTCACCTCCAACTGTAACTACATCTCCTACGCATAAACCCGTATTTGGATTTAAGTCATATTCTTGGTTAAGTTTTAGCGATACCATTCCCGCGCCCGTTAGCGCTTCTGATAATGCGCCTACTGAAAACTGTCCCATAGCTTTTATGCTCAAGGTAGCTTGCATTTTTCCGTCAACAAATTCAAATCTCAAGTTTTCGCCTTTTACTCCAAAATATCTTTGTGCATATATGCCCTTGCCAACTTCTATTGTATAGGTTTTAGGATCGCCAACTGTGAACGGGTGAGTATATCCGTTTGTAGCGTCGCCAGTAGTTACTCCTTTTTTAAGAACCATATTTATCAAGTGTCCAACATTATTTGCGTCAGAAAAAATAACTATGTCACCCTCGTGACTTCTTTCACCTCTTAATATGTCATCTGATTTAAACGGGTTGCCTTTCATTCTGCGATCCGCCACGTGGTTAGGGTTAGTCTTTATGCTTTCGCTTATAAGAGGAATAAACTTGTCGGGCTTTACTGCTGTACCCTCTATGGCTTCAACCTTTAATCCTAAGTATGAATTGTCTGATAAATTTACACTCATTGTTTTTTACTTTCATTAATTAATTTATTCTCACCTGAAACTTCTTTGTTTTCAGGTTTAATCTCGGGTTTCCGATCCCTTGCCTCCCCGACCTTTTCAAAATTAGCGTTGTTAAATCCGTCAGGCTGTTCTATTGTTTCGCCCGCTTTAACTAAGCCAATTTCAGGAAGCGTTAAATCGTTTTCCGAATTGTTCTTGTATCTGCATTTCTTGTTCATTGTTTTACTTAGATAACACAATTTATAAATTATTATGGGTAGTTTTTACTAATTATGGGTAGTTATTCACCAAGTCCACGACCGATAATATAAACTTGGCAAAAATAAAGGGTTCTGCTTGTATCGTATAGTCAAACATTACTGGCACGACTCTTGCTCTCATACATTGGCTTACCGAGCTAACCGTTAACTGTGGATCTTGATCAAACATTTCTATAACAGCGTCAACAATTTTTCTCATTAATATCGCAGCGGTTTCGGGATCTTTACCTGATCGGCTTATCTCTTGTTTTAGGTTTATTTCAAATTGCCATTCGCGTTCATTCCTTGCAGTATCAATTCCCTCTCCATCGCCCGATGAGTCCAAAACATAAGCGCAAGGGTATCCAGTTGGCTTGGCTTCTGATGAAGTATAAACATCGTTAAAAACAACTTCGCCACCAATCTGTAATGTCGTTAATTTATCTAATATTACTTTGTTTAGATCCGTATAACTTTTCATCGTATTGTTAGTTTTTTAATTGCTTTTGCTATTTCTCTTTCAAAAAATATCTTAATTTTTCCTAAAGACGCATTGATACCTCTTTCCATATATTTCCAATCACCAACTGGATGTCGCGCGTGCCTAACTTCAACCCAAAAGGCATACTTAACATTCGTTCCCATAGTAGCTATCTTTGCTCTTATTTTTCTATATCCCTGAAAAGCTGGATTACCGATTGATCTTCTTAAATGTCCTGTTTTTACTGGAGTTCTTTTTCTTGCTTCTTGTTGTATTTGGAACAATGATTTCTTAAATGCGCTGGTTATTGACTCTTGTATTCTTACTGGCGCTTTCGGATATTTTTTGATTATGTCGTTAAGCCCTGTAATCTCTATTTTAATATTTGACATTATCTTGGTAAAGCTAATGAAATTTCCATATGGTGAGATTGCGCAACCTTATTGAAAATACTTATTCCTCTTACCGTGTAGGTTGTGCTACCACTCATTATTCTATCGCCCTCTTTAATATCAACACTTCCACACCACATTGTAAATAAATTATATGTACTGCCGTCTTCAAACATAACTGGCTCTGATCCCTCAGCTTCTATTCTGCAATTTAAAGAGGCAATATGCGTTTGATATGTTTCTTTGTCGGTCGCGCCTACTTGCGCTAATCTTTTTACCTCTACTTGAGTTGTATAATAGTCAACAATGCTCATACTACTATTCTTCTATAATTATAAATTATTTCTTTTGCCTGAACAAAATCCTGCCAGCCGTTGCTGTCTTTGTAAGTTACATTATAGCTTCCTATGGCTTCGCTTTTTACTTCGTTCTGCATATCTGCTGAGAAGTTAATAATTCCAGCTACCAAGACCGTTGTCGCAAATGAAATATCTGACGGGCAAGTTTCAGAATATCCCCACTTGGCTGTTATCTCTATATTCTGTTCACCGCTTGTAAAAGAATATCCCGAATCGTCTGCAAGTTTAATTCTGCTTCTCGGCATTTTGTTTATCGGGTAAAGGTAATAATAATCACTTGTAATAATGATTTCCGTTCCGTCTGATGATGTAACTTTAACCTCTGTTATTTCTATGCACTCAGGTACAAACAGTTCTATCTCACCATTTCCGTCAAACTTCTTAACGCTTGCGGTTTCGTCAGCAATAAAAACTCTTTGCGTTTCAGTTTCAATAAACTTTTCCATTTGAGCAATCCAATGGTCAATCTGTGGCACAAAATAATCTTTTACTCCGTGCAATAAATAATTCTGTATTTGCCCTCTATTTGTATATCCTTTTGGTGTAAGCATATTTTTATTTTAGCATTGTTAAAAATTAAGTCCAAGTTCTTGGGAACGGGATATAAGGATAAGTCATTACAACAAATTGCAGGCTTTTCGTTATCTTGTTACTTGGCTGGTTAATAATGCAATACTTCAATGATTTGGTAATATCAATACTCGTTAAAACTTCATAATGAAGCGTTTTCTCTATTGCCGATGGAACGGTCAATATCTGATACTCAAGCGATTTGGTAATTTCTGTCGGGGTTGTGAGTACAGTATATTTCAAGGTCTTAGTAATCGCTTGTTCTGAAGTTACCTCGTAGTGTAAAGTTTTCTCAATCTTAGTTTCGGTTAGTATCTGATACTCTAAAGATTTTGTTATGGCGCTTGGAGTTGTTTCAACAACATATTTTAGGGTTTTGGTTACTGCTTGCTCTGAAACTACATCATATCTTAGTTCTTTTTGTACCCCAGTTGCCGTCAGGATGTCGTAGGTCAAACTTTTAGTTATCTTGGCGGGAGTTGTTACGGTTGTGTATTTTAATGTCTTCTCAATGGCAACAGGAACTGTATAAATTGTGTAGGTCAATGACTTTCCAATTGTTGTCGGGCTTTCAATCGTATATTTTAATGATTTGTTTATTGCCGTTGCTGTTATCACTACATAATATAATGATTTTTCTATCTTGATTGTCTTTAGCGCGTAATACTTCAATGACTTTCCAATCGCTGTCGGAGTTTTAATTGTATATTTCAGAGATTTATTTATCGCTGTTATCGTTATTACTACATAACGCAAGGATTTCTCTACTTTAGTTATTGTCAGTGCGTAATATTTCAGCGCTTTCGTTATCGCTGTTGGGATCGTTAATGTTGCATACTTTAAGCTCTTTTCAATCTTTGCTGGAGTGTAGATAACGGTATATTTCAATGATTTTTGAACGGCTGTCGGCAACAACACCTCATAATCTAAACTCTTTTCAATTTTTGTTTGAGTTAAGACATCATAAATTAATTGCTTCTGTATCGCTGTCGCGCCTAAGTAAATGCTATAATCTAAACTCTTTTGTATTTTTACTGGACTTTCGGTTGTGTATTTTAAGGACTTGTTGATTGAAACTGCGGGAACAACTGCATATCTTAAACTCTTGGTCTTTGCGCTCGGTACTGTTAATACGGTATATTTCAAATCTTTTGTTATGGCGCTCGCAACAGTAATAACGGTATATTTCAAACTCTTTTCAATTCTAACAATAGAACCCATTATCGTATATTTTAATACTTTTTGGATTGTTGTAACTGGAAGCGCGGCATATCGCAAACTCTTGGTAATTTTATGATCCGTCAAAATGTGATAAGCGAGAGATTTCTGTATGCCCGTTACGCCCAAATAAATACTATAACTTAATTGTTTTTGTGTCGCGCTTGGCGTGCTAACAGTTGTATATTTCAATACCTTTTCAATCTTGGTTTCGGTTTTTACTTCATAGTTCAAGCTCTTTTCTGTTTTCGTTTTTGTCAAAATTGCATAGCTTAGTCCTTTTTCAATCTTGGTTGATCCTAAGAATATGTTGTATTTAAGCTGTTTAGTTTTAGCCGAAGGGATTGTAATAATTGTGTACTTTAAGGTTTTGTTTACCGCTATCGCTGGGATCACTTTATAAACCAATGTCTTTTCTATTTTAACTGGCGCTAAAACTTTATATATTAATGACTTCTCAAGTTTAGTTGATCCCAAGAAGATATCATATTTGAGTTCTTTGTTCTGCGCGGTCGGGGTTGTAATTACGGTATATTTTAGTGACTTGGTAATTTTGATTGACGGGGTTTCAATAGAATATTTTAATTGTCTGGTTATTGTTATGGCTTCTAATACGCTATAAACAAGTGTTTTTTGTATGTCGGTTGATCCGAGATAAATGCTATATCCTAATGACTTGGTCTTTGCGTTCGGGGTTGTTTCCACCGTATATTTTAAGGATTTCGTAATTGCTATTACTGGGATAGCACAATATCGTAAAGATTTTTCTACCTTTATTGTCGGCTTGGCTTTATAGACGAGCCCTTTTTCAATTTTTGTTTCTGTTAAAACTGCATATTGCAAGGATTTCTCTATTTTCGTTGATCCTAAATATACGCTGTATTGTAGTGATTTTTGAATATTCGTATCTGATAATACTGTGTACTTCAAACTTTTCTGTATTGAAGAAGTTATTAAAATTCCATAAGCTAAACTTTTCTCTAATTTAGCTGGCGTTGTCGCGATTGTGTATTTTAGAGATTTAGTTTTCGCGCTTGGAGTGGCAATAACTACATACTTGAGAGTTTTCTGTACTGCTATAACTGGTAATGCCTTGTATGTCAAACTTTTCTCTATCTTGACGCTTGCTTTAACTTCATAATTTAAAGATTTCTCAATCTTTGTTGCGCCCAAGAAAATGCTATAAGCCAATGACTTTGTTTTCTTTGTTGGCGTTGTTTCCACGCAATATTTAAGCGTTTTCTGTATAGCGATTGCGGGTAGCGCCTTATATGTTAAACTTTTTTCTATTTTAATTGCCTTTTCTGTCGTGTATTTTAACGATTTCGTTTCAGCGCTCGGCGTAGTGAGAATTGTATATTTTAATGTTTTTGTAATAGCGCTCGGTGTAATTTCAATTACATATTTTAAGGATTTTGTTGGCTTTACGCTGGCTATTACCGTATATTTAAGAGATTTCTCTATCTTTGTCGCGCCCAAAAAGATATTGTATTTCAATGATTTAGTTTTCTTGGTCGGCGTAGTCGCAACGCAATACTTTAGCGTCTTATTTATCGCTGTCATCTGATAAGAAGTATATTTTAAAGATTTGGTAATTGCCGAGGGAGTGCTTACCGTGCAATACTTCAAGGATTTCTCTATTTTATAATCCGTTTTCGTGGTTAATTGAACAGTAACTCCGTAGCCCGTTCCCTTTGAGTTAATAGCATACGCCCTAACACGATAATTAGTTCCTTTTGTCAATCCTGTTAATCCTTTTGTGTAAGCGCCCGTTCCATAAGTTCCCGTATCGTATGCGGTGTCGTCAGCGGTAGTCGGATCGCCACTTGTACCCTCCTTATAACAAAATCCTCTTGTAGAACAATCTGCGCCTCCTGTAGCTGTGATATTTCCATTGCCTGTTGCTGTGGTTTTCTCTACTGCCGATACTGCTTGAGTGGTTACGGTCGGGGCTACTACTGGTGCTTCGTATGTGCAATAAATACTCCAGTATCTACCTCCCCCGCCACCGTCAGTAGGATCTGTCGGGTTGTCATAACTATTAGAAGTATCAGTTAGTTCTGTTCCATCGTTATCGTAAGAACAAAATCCATCGGCACCCTGCAGGATCATACATAAATAATAATCAGTTGCAGATCCTAATGTAGGTTTTGTTGAAAAACTACCTGTGTAATAGGCTTCGCCTGACGCAAGAGCTATTCCGTCAGTTATTCCATTTGAAAGAATTTTCTTGTCTGAATACTTAACTATAAGTCCTTTTATATTTGTCGGGGAGGTACGCTTTCCATATATACTCATACTAACACCCCTGAAACTTCCACTTGCAGAAGTGTATTTACTTCCCCTAAGAACACTAGCTTCCATACCTCCAAACCATTCCCCGTGAGTAGCAGGATCGTGTCCAAAAGTAGGATCAACTATTACTGGATAAACTGCTTTATCTAAAAACTCTTGTGGCATTACAATCTGCATAATCCCACTTGTCTTTTCTTTACTTAATTCAATTCTAAAATCTTCCGCTCTAACTTTCCAGCCGTTAGCGTCTATCAAATATGGATAAAATATATGCCCAAATTTTCCTGTTCCGTAATTTTTTCCTCCTGCCAAATGATAATCGTCTTTTTTGCTTTCGTGATAAACGGCAAAAGAGCCAGGGATATTTTCTTTTCCGTAATGTTTTATTATTCCCCTTTCATCTCTAATTTCAGTTTCGGTTGCTGTCCATCCCTTTGCTATTTCTTCATCTGTTATCTGATCTTTCAGTGATCGTTGGCGAGCAAATCTTAATCCCTTACTCTCAATGGAAAATTTAATTTTATTATCCTTTGGTTTTTCATATAAAATCGTTTCAAACTCAAAATTATCTTTATCCTTTTCGTAAAAGTGATATTCTTTTTTATTTTTAATCAGCTTTATCTTGTCCTCGTCTTTCGTATGCGCAAAATTGCCAACCTCATCATCAATCGCTCTGATACTAAAATTGACCTCATTATCCCACTTCATTAGCTTAACTTGTGGCTTAAAGTCGGGTTGCTTGCTATCGCCTATCTCAATCTTAAACTTCTCAAACTTATCGCTATTTGTAGTTAGGCCATAAGCGGTATTGTTTAATTGTTTTATTCTTTTTGCCATTTATCTACTTAGCTCAAATTTACTTAAATCTATGTTATTCACATTAGATATTATCAATCTGCCGTCAGGCAAAATGAAATGGTAACAGGTTTTTGATGTTTTTCGGATCTTG